AACACTTTAGATGCAGTTCCTTCAACTGTTTATGGTCGTGAGGATTTAACTATCTACGCTCCAACTGTAGCTTACAAAGCATACATCCGTTCATTAGGTGGATTTGGTGCTTCAGGATTAGGTGCAGCAGGGGTTAACGCTCAAGGTTCACAATGGTACAGCAATGGAAACGCACTTTCTTTTGATGGTGTTAAAATCCAACACGCTCCAGGTATGCCTTCAGATCACATCATCGCTGGTGAGGCTTCTAACCTTTACTTCGGTACTGGTCTATTATCTGACCACAACGAGGTTAAAGTTATTGATATGGCTGACCTAGATGGTTCTCAAAACGTACGAGTAATTATGCGATTCACCGCAGGTGTTCAGTACGGAGTAGGTTCTGACCTTGTATTGCTAACTTTAGCATAATAAAATAATTGTATAACGAAAAGGGGTAGGTAAGCCACGAGCCTGCCTACCCTTTTTTAATAAATAAAACTAAACTATGAGTTGTGACATTTCAGCAGGAAGAACACTACCTTGCAAGGACTCTGTAGGAGGTCTAAAGAATGTTTACTTCGCAAACTATGGGGCTATCTCTGTTTCTGAATCAGCAGATGACTCTATTGCAGCTACGGAGTTTACAGGAGATGCTTTCTACAAGTATGAATTAAAAGGTACTTCTTCTTTAACACAGAATATCCAGTCTTCTCGTGAGAATGGAACTACTGCTTTTGAGCAGGTATTAGAACTTACCCTACCTAAATTAAGCGCAACCGACAACCAAGCAGTTAAGCTACTTGCTTTCGGAAGACCTCACATTGTGGTAGAGGACTACAACGGAAACTTCTTTTTAGTTGGTCAGGAACACGGAGCAGATGTAACAGGCGGTACTATCGTTACTGGCGCATCTATGGGTGACCTTTCAGGTTATACTCTTACATTCACAGCAATGGAGCGTAAGCCTGCTAACTCTATTGATGGTGACTTCTTATCTGAAGCTACTATCAGCTAGAACATAAAGTTTCTATAGGTAAAGAGAGAGGGCAATAGCCCTCTTTTTTTGTGCCTAATAAAAACAAAAACAGAGTCTTTCGGTTATCCTTTTGTGATACGATTAAGACCCATAGATACAGAGCAGACGTTTAGTATTATACCATCGTCTTTTGCTACTGCTGATTTAGATTCTGCTTCTCTAACTTTAACAGAGAATGGCACTAGCAAATCAGAAAGTAATGTTACGTTTACTTGGGCAGCTTCCTCTAATGGAAACTACATTGAGTTAAGCGTAACTCCAACCATAACTCTGAAAGAAGATCAGATATATACCATAGAACTTACAACTATTACAGATGTGTTGTATAGAGATTTAGTGTATATCACTAGTAAAACAAATAAAAAAGAAGTATTCGCATATCCAGAGCGTTACACAGAGCGTAATGATGGTGCAGACGAATACATAGTATTATAGTATGAAGAATAGAGTTAAGTTAGTAAACGTAAACCAACAGCCCAAGAAGTATCAAGATAGCGTTAGGCTAGTAAACTTGAGTGGCTACCAAGCACCTGAAGTCATTGAGGATGACAGAAAAGATTGGGTATTATACACTAATGGTGCTGATGGTGAAGACTACTTTGAGTCTTTAATAGAGAAGTATTTAGGTAGTCCTACCAATGCGTGCTGTATCAATGGTATCACGGAGATGATATATGGTAGAGGTCTTGATGCTTTAGACAGCGCACAGAACCCTGAAATGTATGCAAGAATGAAGATGCTTCTAAAGCCTTCTTGTATGCGTAAGCTAGTTAATGACTATAAGTTGTTAGGTCAAGGTGCTGTACAGGTAATATATAACAAGACTAAAACAAAGATTGTACAGGTTAGTCATTTTCCTATGGAAACTCTGCGTGCAGAGAAAGCAAAGAAAGGCAAGTGTGAAGCGTATTACTATCATCCTAAATGGTCAGAACTAAAACCTAGTGACAAACCTAAACGCATTCCTACATTCGGTAACGGCACTAAAGGTGAGGCTGTTGAACTTTATGTATTCAAACCTTACAAATCTGGATTTTACTACTATGCTCCTGTGGATTATAATGGGTGTTTACAGTATGCTGAACTTGAAGAAGAAGTTGCAAACTATCACATCAATAATATTCAGAACGGTTTACAGCCTTCGTTACTCGTTAATTTTAACAATGGAATCCCTAATGAGGAAACTCAAGAGTTAATTGAAAGAAAGATATATGACAAGTTTAGTGGTAGTTCCAACGCAGGTAAATTTATACTTACCTTTAATGAGTCGCAAGAAGATCAGGCAACTATTGACCCAATACACCTTCCTGATGCCCACGCACAATACCAATTCCTAGCAGACGAATCAAGAGAAAAGATTATGCTAGGTCACCGCATTGTATCTCCTATCCTATTAGGTATTAAAGACAATACAGGGTTTGGTAACAATGCAGAAGAGTTGCGTACTGCTTCTATCATTATGGACAATATGGTTATCAGACCATTCCAACAGCAAATCATTGATGGACTAAATGAGATACTAGCATTCAATGGTATCTTCCTTAACCTATACTTTATCACTCTTCAACCGATTGAGTTTACAGAACTTGATAATATTGAAACTAAAATTAAGCGTGAAGAAGAAACAGGTGAGAAGTTATCTGCTCAAGAGCCAGAAGAAATTACTCACCTTGAGGATGAGGAAATGGCTGACTTATTTGAGCAATTAGAAGAGTTCGGTGAAGTTGTATCTGATGATTGGGAGTTAGTATCTACAGAGAGAGTAGACCTGGCTGATGCTAGTAAGCAAGACAATAAAGGATATAAAGTACGCTATGCATATATGCCTATGCGTAAATCTCCTAATAGCAGAAGTTTCTGTCAAAAGATGGAGGCTTTAACAGAGAAAGATATTGTCTACAGACTAGAGGACATCAATCAAATGTCTTTCAGAGGGGTAAATAAAGAACTAGGACACAATGGTAGAAACTATAGCTTGTTCAAGTTTAAGGGCGGTAAGAACTGTCATCACTATTGGGAGAAAAGAGTATATAAAAAGAAAACACAAGTAAGCGAAGATGAAGCATTAGCAGATGGCTACACAGCACCAAACAATCCAAGTGAGGTTCCTGTAAGACCTGTTGATATGCCTAACGGAGGTGCTTACCCAACAACTAAATAATTATGGCAAACAAGGCACTATTTGTAAGCATAGCGGATATTAAGAAGAAGTCTATCATTAGCGGTAATGTAGACCCTGATAAGATTGTGCAGTTTGTTGAGGTTGCTCAAGACACACACATACAAAACTATCTAGGTGGTAAGCTATATAAGAAGCTGCAACAACTGATTGTAGATGGTGAGTTAGATGATGCAGGAAATGCAGACTATAAGACACTTGTAGACTCTTATATCAAGCCAATGCTAATATGGTTTACTCAAGCAGATTATATGCCATTTGCAGCTTTCTCAATAGGCAACGGAGGTATATATAAGCACAGATCAGAGAACAGCGATAATGTTTCTATGGATGAGTTAAATATGTTAGCTGCTAGAGCATTAGAAACCGCAGAGTTTTACACTCGCAGATTTATGGACTATATGGATCACAACAGCACACTATATCCTGAATACACTAGTACAGCTAACGAAGATATGAACCCTGATAGGGATGTAAACTTCGGTGGAATCTATCTTGGATAAGAGAGGTAAATACAAACCAAAAGAGGAAAACGTAAGAAAACTATTTGCATTCCTCAAAAAGATAGGCGAGTTGGAAGACTCGTCTATTGTTGTATCTAACAATAAAAAGAATAAATAATGGCGGTTGACGTTTCTAAAATACCCAATAATAATAAGTTTGACCCTGTTAGAGAGGCTATCCTGCAACTACAAGAGGATATTCAGGCTGAAGGTCAGATTGCTTACGATGGTGAGATAACTGTTAGTAAGTCTACAGGAAGCACAATTACTATAACAGGCGGTTCTTTTTCTGTAAACCAATCAAACAACACTAACATTATTATTGGCATTGATGATTCAGGCTATTATAGCACTAGTGGTGGTGAGATTGATGGTAATGTAGATATCACAGGAAACCTTGTTGTTGAAGGCAACCTTACCGTTTCAGGAACTACTACCTATATAAATACCAATCATCTAAATATTGGTGATAACATTATCACTTTAAATGCAGACTTACCTTCAGGTGATGCTCCATCAGAGAATGCAGGTATTGAAATAAATAGAGGAAGCAGTACAAATGTAGATTTTCTATGGAATGAAACTAGCAATGAATGGGATTTACAGACTTATTCAGGTGCAAGAATATATAGATATGGAGTAGGAAGTACTACGCTAACTATAGAGGCAGGTAGTACAGCAGGAGATGCGGTAATAGCACTTACTCCTAATACTACAGGAACTGGTGGTGTTATACAGACTACTAATGAAAGACCTATTGCCTTTCAGCCTAATAGCACAACCAAGATGGTTATTGCTTCAGGTGGTGATGTAAACATCTATGATAGCCTAGCGGTAGGCAAAACAGGTGCGCCTTCTTATGCTTTAGATGTTACTGGTGATGGTAGTTTTACAGGTGATGTAACTGCTAATTCGTTTATTGGTGATTTAACTGGCAACGCTGATACCGCTACTAACGCAGACAAAGTTGATAACAAACACGCTACTGACTTTACGCTTGATTATGTAACTGACAATGGAAACAGTACTACTAATAGTATTACAGTTGGTAGAAGTATCAATTTTTCAAATGTAGATTACACTTACATTGAAGGTAATCATACAGACGCTGCCGATGGTGATTGGACTATGCGAATGCTAGGTTACGCAGGTGGTACTTTTATGGGTTCGTTTGATATTGGAAGGATTGATTCCGATTCAGGCTTTTTAAGATTACGGCAAAAAATAAATGGTACAAATACTAATGTTGTTGATGTATCAGATGGCGATGTAGATATTCTTGAAGGTAATTTTAAAGTAGGCGGCACTACCGTTATTGATTCTAGTAGAAACATCAATGGTGTAGATGGTATTTTAAGTGGTAATTTAGGGGTTGGTGTTACTTCAAATACAAGTGGCTTTAAACTAGATGTTGCAGGTTCAGGTCTATTTGACAATGCGGTTGTAATTAGCGGAACAGAAACTGGTAACCCTTCGGCATTAACAGACCAAATTCGTGTTAGTGGATATGGTATTCTTGGTAATAGAGCTACTTTTTATGTTACCAACGGTGGCGGTGTAGTTCAAATTGGTAACGGTTCTAATCACAATGCAGACCCTACTGCTACTTTTGGTTCATCAGGAATTACATTATTAAAAGATACTACTGTTTCAGGTGATACTACACTTGATGGCTTGGTTGGAATAAATACAACACCAAGTTCAGACTACCAACTAAATATGCAGTTTGACAATACTGATGCAAACGATGATTTTCACTTTGCACAACGTATTGATGGTAACTTTAGTGGTGCTGATAATACTACTGGCGACAGGGAACAAGGGGGTATATGGTTAGATATTGATTCTAGTGCCGATGGAGATGCTGATAACGAACATAGGCTATATGGTATTTATTCAGACGTAAGGCATACTGGGTTTAGCGACGCT